CAATCTCCGTAAGCTCAAATTTAGCTTCATCACACCCCGCAACATCCTCAAACTTTGTCTCTGAAGTGACCACCTCCATCTTCTCATTCCCACGTAAAAAATTATTCACTCCAGGAGGACCACCCCCACCTCTTTGCATAATAAACCTAGAGTATAGTGTAAACGCAATATATACAGAAATAAAACCCACTGGAGAAAATACCACATTCAAAAGCCCCACTGGTTTTGGTAAATTTACTACATCAAATGGAATATTATTATTTTGTACCAACTCTACCACCGAATTCAACATATCTGGTAGAATAGTTGTCACGTGAAAATCCTCGGGCACCAAAATATCAGCATGGTGTGAATCTAAAGATACGATGCCCAATCCTTCATCTTGTTTCACTACACTCATTGCATCAACACCTTTAATATTATCTATTAACTCACTATATGTCCATGGGTATTTCTGCGTTACAAGATTAAAATTTTTCGACGGAAGAAGACTAAGTTTTTCAATTGATGATTGAGGAGGCATTAGCCCGTGCGTTAACCCAAACACTACTAGCGAAAACGATAGACGCGTCATCGTATATAGTATAAACTATTCATCTACATTTAAGTTTCAATATAACTTAAGTGTACACATACATATATGATGTATACCATGGTATACTCCTCAAAAGTCTCAAAAGTCTCAAAACTCTTATTGCTCCCACTTACACATGGATTTCTGTGGCAACAGAGATCATATACAAAGACGATTGGAAAAAAGAATATTGATGTATACGAGGCAAGAAACGCCAAGACGAGTATGATATTCTTTACTGGTCTATTCAACCAAATGCCTAATTTTATTTATTCCGACCTTCTCAAATCACTTTCTAAGGAAGGAATTACATGTTACTCTGTACAAGATTCCATTGACGCAAAAGTATATTCCTTTATTGAATCTAATACAAAAACGTCTACTCCTATTGTAGGGGCTCATTCATCTGGTTCTGTTCCCGCCCTCGAACTCGCTTCCATTGCCCCAATTGAAAAGATTATCCTATTTGATCCTGTAGGATTGCCGAGTATCCCTCCACAACAGTATGTTCTTAAAAGGGCTACTGATATCATGTTTGTAAACGCAGAACTTTCTTACGAATGGCGTGGACTCTCTGATATTCCGTTTATTCCTTCTACATTTTCCATTACCGAAAAGGATCTTGATACTCTTGCTAATATATCGTGTATATCCTCAAAAGATCACGGACACGGAGATATCCTAAATAACTTCTGGGCGGATGTAAGTGCAAGTACCGGGATTATTCGAGGACACGAAGAGAGAGATGAACGAGTCAATCAAAATTATCGAGATTGGATTATTAGAGAAGTTGTATCTTTTATTGAACAAGATACAAATCAAGATACATCGCTTACGTCTCTTACAAAAAACGAAAATATCTCAAATGGTAATGTCACCGTTCATTCCGTCTAAAATCCAAAAGTGTATCAAACAAAACTATATATATCCTCATGACATCGAAGAATCTCCAATCAAACTTACTGTTTTTACAAAGCAACAAGAATTACCTCGAAATGTAAAAGAACAAATACAAGGAATGATGACTCTTATGCAAAAGGTTATAGATTTAAAACCAGAAAGCAGAGATATATCAATAAAGTACTATCCTACAAAGTTTAAGAAAAAACTCCCACGAAATAATACCAACTTTAAAACAAAACACGTCAACTCGGGGGTTACCACGAGTTATAAAAATAGTAGAAAACGAGACATTATAATCTTTAGATACGAAGAAGCCCCTAAGGTTCTGACTCATGAACTCTTACACGCATATGATTTTCATTGTGTATTCCATGGAACTTTTCGAGATATAAGTGGTCATGGTATCCCCCTAGAAAACAATCAAGAATATGATGAAGCGTTGGTTGAAACATGGGCTACACTTATCACTCACCCAGATTCATTAAACATACAAATTGACTTTAGTATAGCACAAACGGCAAAGATACTTTCCCACTATGATTATACTTCTATAGAATCGTTTTTATGTAATAAAAATCCCCTAAATACTTTAAATACTTTAAAAACGAGACGAAAAAGGTCAGACCACCTGACTATGAAAAAAACAAGAGATACGAAACTACTTCCAGCTATACCATCTATTTTCCCTTATTATATACTCAAGTCTGCTTTTTTATTCCAGTATGAAAAGTTTCAAAAGGATTTTAGTTTAGATAAGATGAGAGAATGCTCGCGATATACATGGAGGGATTTCTATCCATATCTAGAAAATAAAGAGTGGATACATAAAGTTAACAAATATATGACGTCCTTACCTACAAAATATAAGGATACCATGCGTATGACCCATGGCACCTAATTATATCTAACACTCTTCTTTATTTAGGAGTTTATAATCTTGATTTATAGCAACCTACCCCCGGGCGTTCTTCCTCGTTTTTTTTATTTCTACAGAGCCATCGATAGAATTTTCCTTACAATAAGGCTTATATCTTGAGCCATTTTTCAACGTCCTTACCTTGAGTCGAAATCCCTCTTTACGCCGTGGGATTGTGTTTATCTTATTAAGAGTAAGATTATGTATGGACGATATCTTATGAGAGTCACGTAACTTTTTAACTTTCTTTTTATCATTATTACCGCGTTGTTTTTCTTCTTTTTTCTCTTGCGTCTTTTTTTTTATTTCTTCTTTGATAGCATTTCCTATAGCTAAATATGCTGCCGCGATATCGGCTTCTAGTTCCTTTTTGCGTCTCTTTTCTATACGAGCCCTTTGAGCCTCTATCTTATGTTTCGGAATCTTACATATGTCTCCTTGCTTTTTTTCTTCAAAACCCCCTGCTGGAGCGGGGTTTCGATTATTACACGTTGTCATTAAATGCTATGATGTTTTTTGATATATGAGAGGAATCTAGAGTGGAATCCATGGTGCTTTCTAGAGTGGAATCCCAGGCTGTAGAATCCAGTTTTGTGAAAACGAGAGATATATACTTCCTCTTATATTTTACTCTCACGATTTTATATCTATTACTTGGTCTCTCTTTCTCACCAAAATATGAGTGAAATGAGTACCCCGGATACATTTGTTGAATACAAACCCTCCAGACTATATACATATATCTTGTTACGTGTATACTTTTAAACCAAACACGAATGAGTTTAATTTTTTTTATTTATATCAATACATGAACCATCCCTTCTGAAGAATGATATAGCGTGATTCAAAAAATCCAATACCCCAAGTTGTGTATCTGCGTTAAGTATATTTATATCATTAATCTTTTTCTCGATCGCTGCTATACGCGTTCCAGCATCATCTGCTATTTTTATATTGCCCGCATCGTTTCCCTTACTTTCAGAGATGTCTGTCGTAGTATCATCTAATTTTGATATTAAAAATTGATCAATGAGTTTCGCGTCGGGATCATCTTCTTGTTTAATAAATTTAGACTTCCATTTGTACCTGTAATATGCCTGTTTATATTTATTAATATCCATGTATTTTTTTTCTTCATTATGTTTCTCTTTGGGAACAGGTGTGTTGTTGAAAAGCCCAAGTATAATAATTTGTAGATTATCCATTTCTTCTTTACTAACATCTATGAAATTGGATGAGGAGGAGGGACTCCCGCTGACTCGACACTCATTCAATGTCCACCCGATTATACCGTTTTTGTCAAATTTTGTTTCTGCCGACTTCCCGGTTTTCTTCCACGATTCCGAATCTACAAAAGGTGTATAATCCATCCTCATACACGCTGTATCAAGATTTGGGTATGATACATCTTCAGAAGATGTAAACCTTACAATTTCTTCCCGGAGAGTTTTCAAGCTATGTCTAATTATATCACCCTCTTCATTTCTTTTATTCAGACTAAGACCGTCAACATCATTATCTATGAATTCAGCAAGTCTCTTTATTTTATATATTAAATTCCTTCTTATTTTTAGCCTCGTCACTTCCGCTTCATTGGGCAACAGTCTTTTCCTTGGCGTTTTGTTTTTTTTTACTTCATTGGCTTCAAGTTCCAACCCACTTTTATGAATTGTTCCATCTGAATACAGAATTTCATCAACCGAAAAATATATGGTAAACCCATATGTACTACTACGTTTAGCACAGAACAAATTAAATAAATTTTTAAAATTTTCATCATTTACATAATCTGAAATGTCCTTGCTGGAAATTTTATTATCATCATACGCAACTTTCCTAGATCCTTTCACACTTATGCCAATAGTTCCATAATTTAAAAGACGACCACCATCATTGTATAATGAAAACTGCGGTTTATCATCTGGGGGCTTAAACTCCTTCAGTGTTACGGATTTTAATAATTCATTTAATTCACCTAACACTGATTTATCAAATGCGGAGGTATTCGGACGAATAAGGATTGCAATTATATATTTTTTTCTTTCCTTGGAATTTATTATATACTGAAAGGAAAAACCATTAGGGGTCCCTATAACCCCCCCATCCTCGATAGAGACAGAATTACCTTTTATATTATTTACTTCACTATTATATAAAAAACTACCAAACCCCATCCAGGTGCTGCCGTCCATCCACTCCCTCTCGGAGCCGTTAAATTTAGAATCATAATCTGATACAAACTTTTTGATAATATCTAAATTATCCACCCTATAAAGTGGTGGAGTATTACTCGAAAAAAATAAATTTTCCACTTTCACATCTCGATTGAGTGGTACGTAAAGTTCATTATATAATGGTTTTAAATAAGTATCATTAAATATACTACCCGGTTTCCTCTCTAACGTTTCATATTCAAGACATCTTATATTCTCAACATCCTCCATTGTAATTTTGTCATTTTTCCTTTCATCTACTTTATAGTTGGGGCTATTAATGTACATTTTATATAATGTATCTATGTCTGCAGTAAATTTACCCTCAATGCCGGCTAAATCGCCAACAAAAAGGTAATTACTTTGGATATTATTTGAAATCTTTATTTTTGCTATAACGTGATACCGGGAACTATGTGGATTCTTAGGAGTAAATGCAACCTTTCTCAGCACGTTCCCTCCCGTATCTACAAAAAAATTCAACATACCCTTCAATTTTGAATCAAGGTCTGACTCGGGTTTAGTTGCTCCGGTTTGTTCTTCTAACTGTATGGGACTTTCATTTAAAGATTTGAATTCACAAACCTTTTCAATTGTAATTTCTACAGCGGGATATGTCTCAAGTATCTTTCTCAAAATCTCAGGCACCATGCCATTTGCTTCTTCGGTATTTTTCTTATCTTCACTCTTATTAAAATGAATAAGTGTACTCGTTTTCCCTGAGCTAGATGCTCCATACCCTATAATTAGCTTAACTTTTGGGGTTTCTTCGAATGAACATAACTCCTCGATAATATCCTTAATTACATTTCCACCGCGAAGGGCAGCAGCATATTGTACTATTTGTTTCCCATAGTCATGTACTTGGTCTACATAAGCAAATTCTCCAACATTGAACGTTGGTGCTGGAGTATTGGTGGGGGGGGGCTGGATGTCTCCGATTACTTTATATATTTCAGTTTTTGGTTCAATAGTTAATATATTATTTTTCACTTCCAATTTATATAACGCATTTTCTTCTAATTGGGATTCAGATTTTAATTTATTAACAACTTTTAGTAAGACGCAAAGTCTTTTGTTGTTCTTTTTCTTCAATAATGTTTTTAGAAACTGTAGTTCTGTTTTATTACTATATATTTTATCTTTATTTCCATTCACATTATTTATCCAGCGATTTACACTAAAAGAAAATTCTCTTAAACCATCCTGAAGACTCGAAATATTTATGGAAATTTGTTGACTTTCATCTACCACATCATTAGCCCCCGTATTGTAATTAATAAGGTGGTGAGTAATAAAATTGGGTATTTGTGTCAAATGAGGGTGATAATTATTGATTGTACATTTGAAATCAAAAAAAGAAAAATCTTCTTCACTAAAATCTCCCAAATCATTCTTATCTTTTTCATTTAGAGATGACAAAACAAACATATGTTCAACTAATTCATTTTCTTCTCTTGGACCATCACGACCATCGATGAGGGCATGTATATCATTCATTGTTGTATTTCCCATAAGTATTCCTATAACCACATGATAAAACCTCCATATATAAAGTAATTTAACACGGGTTTCATTATTTTCATTATTATTTTCTTTAAACCTAACTAGATGTTTTTTAAATATCCCCATATACCTTTTTTCTTCTTCTTCTTCTTCTTTTTCTGTAAGTGCGTCAACCAATGTACTTATTAATTTATGACATAACTCCATTTTATTTAAGTGGTTATCAAAATTACTAGATACGGAGTCTCCAAACACGTTTAATTTCTTAACCATATCTATAATACCTTCTGGAGTTTGTTCTCTCGAAAATCCCGCCATTATATTATAAAATATATACGTTTTTGTTTAAATACACAAAACAACTATATTTGTTTATGTAATGGAAGAAAAAATATACCAGACCCACCGCCCACAGCAAGAAACACACCGAGTCTCAGTTTCAAGAGATCGTTCTTATTCACATTTAGATAATGATTCAGATTCAGATGATAATTCAAGTTTTTATGTTACTGATTCTGATACTGACGAAAGCGATGATGAACATAATGGTAAATGTACCGATATCGTCAAAGAAAGATTTCTGGAAACATCCAAGAACTTTCTCAAGGTATTGGATCTACCCATACATCCAATTATTGAATCTCTTTCCACATGCAATTGCACTATGAATATTACTATTGATAAAATGATAAACTATGGATACAAAATGGTGTTTAAAAAGTATAGATCATTCGTTGATTGTTTCAAAAGTTTATTAGATAATAACTCTAATATTAAATACAATATAAATAAGTTATTAAGTAAATATAATCCATATGTTCTGAATGGAAAAATAGATATTTTTATTAAAGATAAGGGGTGTTCACCCACAACATCCTCATCGGTCTCCTCATCCCATATCAACTCCATACCAACCACCACACCGCCTCTGCGATCGCTTGACATGTCAGACCGACCCCATGACGCAGTCGAAAACGAAATTAGAAGCCATAATCTTTCGCTAAAATTGAATTTAATAGATGATGATGTAAAAGATGAAATAAAAGATTTTAAAAGTCCGGGTTGGAATTTTTTTGATGATTTGGAAGAACAAAAGAATGATACAGCAAGACTACCAGAAAAAGCAGCAGCAGAAAGTAATGGAAAACTCGATTTGCAATTCTATTTAGATCAAAAAGAAGCTGCAGAAACAGCAAGACTACCAGAAAAAGCAGCAGCAGAAAGGAATGAAACACTCGATTTGCAATTCTATTTAGATCAAAAAGAAGCTGCAGAAACAGCAAGACTACCAGAAAAAGCGGCAGAAAGCAATGGAGAACTCGGCTTGAGACTCTCTTTAGATCAAAAAGAAGCAGCAAAAGTAGCAGTAACAAAATTGGTAGAAGAAGCAAAAGCAGCAAAAACAGCAAAAACAGCAGAAGCAGCAAAAGCAACAGAAGCAGCAGAAGCAGCAACAGATGGAGAAGCAGCAGGAGTAGGAGATGGAGAAATGAATTTGAGACTCAAATTAAAGGATAAT